ATACGTTGCACAAAGGGCGGGAATCGGTATCAACGCAGGTCGAATCCGTGGCATCAACAGTAAAATCCGAGGTGGAGAAGTTCAGCACACAGGTGTTGTCCCATTCCTCAAAAAGTTTGAAGCAACTGTCCGATGCTGCACTCAAAATGGCATCCGTGGTGGATCAGCGACTGTCCACTTCCCCATCTGGCACCAAGAAATCGAAGACATCATTGTCCTAAAAAATAATAAAGGAACTGAGGATAATCGTGTTCGTAAGTTAGACTATAGTATTCAACTCAGCAAACTATTCTATGAGCGTTTCATCCAAAATGGAGAGATCTCTCTCTTCAGTCCCCATGATGTTCCTGGTTTGTATGATGCTTTTGGTACTGATGGATTTGATGACCTTTATGTGGCTTATGAACGAGATCAGTCTATTCCAAGAAAGACTGTCGGGGCTCAAGAACTATTTTTGAATCTCCTGAAGGAAAGAGCAGAGACTGGTCGAATTTATATCATGAATATCGACCACTGCAATAGTCACTCTTCCTTTAAAGACAAGGTTGAGATGTCTAATCTTTGTCAAGAAATTACCCTGCCAACGTATCCTCTTCAACATATTGATGATGAGGATGCTGAGATTGCTCTTTGCATTTTGTCCGCAGTTAATGTGGGAAAACTCCGCAATCTTGATGAACTTGAGGAACTGTGTGACCTCGCTGTTCGTGGTCTGGAAGAACTGATTGATTATCAGGACTATCCTATCAAGTGTGCTGAGCGTGCTACAAAGGCACGCAGATCCCTTGGAATTGGGTTTATTGGTCTTGCACACTATCTTGCTAAGATCGGTGCTAAGTACGGCGATCCTCATGCTCTCACAGAGACGCATAAGTTGTCTGAAGCATTCCAATATTATCTTCTTAAGGCATCTAATCAACTTGCCATTGAGAAGGGACACTGCACTGACTTCGGCCGCACTAAGTATGCCGATGGAATTCTTCCCATTGATACATACAAGAAGGACGTTGACGAACTTGTAGCAGCTGCTTACTTCTATGATTGGGAAAGTCTTAGAGCATCTATCTTGGAGCACGGTCTGCGACACAGCACACTGTCCGCACAGATGCCATCGGAAAGCAGTTCCGTTGTGTCAAATGCCACAAACGGAATCGAACCTCCTAGAGACTACCTGTCCGTTAAGAAGTCGAAGAAAGGACCACTCAAACAAATTGTTCCTCAGTATCATACCCTCAAGAATAACTACACGCTTCTTTGGGATATGCCGTCGAATAAGGGATATATTGAAGTAATCGCAGTTATTCAGAAATTCTTCGATCAGGCAATTAGTGGAAACTGGAGTTATAATCCAGAGAATTACCCTAACAATGAAGTTCCTGTCTCTGTGATGGCCCAAGATCTTCTTACAACTTACAAGTTGGGATGGAAGACGAGTTACTACCAAAATACTCATGACCTAAAATCCGATGATTTAGAAAGTAAAAAAGAAGAATTAGAGTCCATCATATCGCTCATCGAAGACACGGAGGAAGACGACTGTGAATCATGTAAAATTTAAAATCACCGCCGAAGCAGACCAAAAAATTAGTGGCATGACTGTTCTAAACACGGAGGCCGCTGACACTACCAAACAACCAATGTTCTTTGGTAAACCACTGGGTCTTCAAAGGTATGATGATTTTAAATATCCTATCTTTGATAGACTGACTACACAGCAACTTGGATACTTCTGGAGACCTGAAGAGGTCTCTCTTCAAAAAGATAGGGGTGACTATCATGCTCTCAGTGCAGAGCAGAAGCACATCTATACATCTAACCTGAAGTATCAGATCATGTTGGATTCTGTTCAGGGCCGTGGTCCTGGTATGGCGTTTATTCCGTATTGCTCTCTTCCCGAACTTGAATCTGCCATGACTGTATGGGGATTCATGGAGATGATTCACTCCCGCTCATACACTTACATTATCAAGAATGTGTACTCCAATCCAGGAGAGATTTTTGATACCATTTTGTTCGACAAGAACATTATGGAAAGAGCAGCCAGTGTAACATCTGGATATGATGAGTTTATTCAAGCTGCTCAGAGTTATGGAAACTCAAATGATTGGATTCATGTTTTGGAACAAGTTCCGTCAGCAAAAGAGACTCTCTATGATCTCAAAACTAAACTTTATAGAGCAGTTGCCAATGTCAATATTCTGGAAGGCATTCGTTTCTATGTGTCTTTTGCCTGCAGTTTCGCCTTCGGTGAACTTAAACTTATGGAGGGAAGTGCAAAGATCATCTCACTGATTGCTCGTGATGAATCTCAGCATTTGGTTCTCACTCAGAATATCCTGAACAAGTGGAAGGAGGGTGACGATCCTGACATGAAGAAGATTGCTAAGGAACAAGAACCTTGGTTCATTGAACAGTTCCAAAACTGCGTAAGTCAGGAGAAAGCATGGGCAGACTATTTGTTTAAAGATGGTTCTATGATTGGTCTCAACGATAAACTTCTTGGGATGTATGTTGAGTGGATTGCTAATCGCCGCATGAAAACTGTTGGTTTGAAGCCAATCTATGATATTTCGGCAAAGAACAATCCCCTTCCCTGGACTGAACATTGGTTATCTTCTAAGGGTCTCCAAGTTGCCCCTCAAGAGACGGAGGTTGAATCTTATATTGTTGGCGGCATCAAACAAGATGTTAGTTCTTCTATGTTTAGTGACTTTAAACTATAAATACCTTCGTATAGGTTTTTTCACTTCAAATGGATCTTTATAGAGGAATGGATCAACTTCGTGATTTGACGAAGTTGTATATGGAAATGAAAAATCCTCGTAAGGAGGAAGAAGAGTGGGAAGGTAGCAAGGAAGATAAAGAAGAAGATAAAAAACTTGCTAAAAAGCATAAGATGTCTCTCAAGGATTGGGAGAAATCTGATGCTGATAAGAAGCATGATGCTGGTGAAAAGGAGGAAAAGGAATCTGAAGAGAAAGAATCTGAGGATGAAGAATCTTGAAGATAAAAAAGAAAAGGGTAAAAAGAAAGAAGTCGAAGAAGGTATCGACTTCAAAGGTGCTGCTCGTGAGCAGGCCCGCCGTGATGCAATCCAAGCAGCAAAGGATAAAAAGAGTCCCTCCAGCAAGGCCCGCCGCTTAGCGATGGGTAAATTCCGTCCTGGTGCTTCTTTCTGCTGAACGTGCTGAAGGCGGCCGTGACGCCATGAGAGAAAAGGGTACAGTCCCTAAGAAGGGTGGTCAACCCATGTTCAATAACTTTGAGATCATGGCAGACTATCTGATCAGTGAAGGTCAGGTACAGAGCGTTCAGGAAGCATCTGAGTTCCTTGCAGGCGCTCCTCAGGAGTTCTTACAAGACGTTCTGCGCTTTGCTGAGCAAAGAATGCTCTTCATGGCTTACCTAGTTGAAACAGGACATTGTGCAGACCTTACAGAGGCTGCTTCTGTTTATGTAGAAAGTGATCCTGAGTTAATTAGAGATGTCATCGACAGCATTATCACAGACTGATTATCCAAATCCTTGGATATATAATGGCGCAGTGTTTAACACTGACGATATTGGGGACTACTTTGGTTTTGTTTATCTCATTACCAATAAGTCAAACTCAAGACGTTACATTGGTCGAAAGTATTTTTGGTCTTTCCGAAAACCTCCTGGAAAAAGTAGGAAGGTAAAGCAGGAATCTGACTGGAAAAAATACTATGGTTCATGTCCAGAACTAAAAGAAGACATCAAGATCTTTGGTAAAGACTCTTTTACTCGTGAGATCTTGAGTCTTCATTTAACGAAAGGCCAGTGTAACTATGAGGAGACGAAACAACTTTTCCTTAACGATGTATTAGTCGAATCTCTTGACACAGGATTCCCGAGATACTATAATAGTAACATTCTCGGACGCTATATGCGTAAAGATTATGGATCCTTTGGAGTTAGTGGTTGCTGATACTTATGAGTGGGCAAAAGAAAGAGTAGATCAATTACTTGCCGAAGAAAAGTATCAGGAAGCCAGTGATCTGTTTGAAGAATTCAGAGAATGGTTGGTAGAATCTGATGCTGATCATGAGATCATTTATGTATGATATATAATTTAAGAGAGGTTATTTTACAGTGAAGATTTTTCTTGATTCTGCTGACTCCATAGCAATTATTAAAAGATATGCGACTGGACTGATTGATGGAGTGACAACAAATCCGTCTTTGATTGCAAAGACTCCATATAAAAATGCTCTTGATGTCATCTTAAATATTACAGATGGTTGCTCCGAACTTGAAAGTGTTTCTATTGAAGTTCATCCAAGTGCCTGTCATGATCCTGGTGCAATGCTAAATGAGGCAATGGATTACAGAGCTCATTCTGCAATTACTACAAAATTACCATGTACAAAAGAAGGACTTATTGTTTGTAGAGAGTTGAAAGAAAGAGGTCAAAAGACTAACGTTACTCTTGTTTTCTCTGTAGCGCAAGCAATTCTTGCTGCTAAAGCAGGTGCTACTTATGTTTCTCCTTTTGTGGGACGTACAGACGATAATTCTTACGATGGTGTAAAGTTAGTTGCTGATATTGCTAAGGTTTATCGTGAGCATATGGTATCTACTCAGATCTTAGCTGCTTCTGTTCGTAGCGTTTCTCAAGTATCTGAATTGTTTGCTGCTGGTGCAGACATTGTTACTATGCCTATTGAGGTATTTGATAAGATGTATGACCATGTTCTCACTAGAGAAGGTCTTGCAAAGTTTCAGAAAGACGCTGAAAAAAATGGGGGGTAATACCCCTTATGCCTCTGTAGCTCAGTGGTAGAGCAGCGGTTTTGTAAACCGCTGGTCGCAAGTTCGAATCTTGTCGGGGGCTTAGACCATTATAAATTATGAATGTAAAGTACGTTACGGATCCTTTTCCATATACTCTAATTGATGATTTTTATGATCAGAAAGAATTAGATGGTATATGGCAGGAACTTGATTTCTATTCTTATCCAGAAAAATTAGATCCGTCAGATAAAACTTTTCCTGCATTAGATATGCATGGAAATGCATTGAAGAAGAATAATGGTTTGCAACTTGATGAACTTTATAGGGATAAGAGAATCATTTCAAACATTCTCTCCATCAATAGGAAAATTTTAAAACTCCCTGTCATAAAAGACAATCCAAGTTGGTTCTTCCATGAAATGTATGCTGATTTAGATTTCACTTTACTATCTTATTACGAGAATGGAGATTATTATAAACCACATCAAGACAGTGGTTTAGTCACAATTCTAACTTGGCTACATAAAGGGGAGGAGAAGAAATTCTCTGGCGGAAATTTTCACTTCACTGATTATGATATTGAGATTGAAGTAAAAAACAATAGAGTGATTATTTTTCCATCTATGATTTGGCACGCTGTTTGATAAAATTGAAATGAAAGAAGAGGACAGAATGAAAGGTTTGGGTAGATGGTGCATGACACAGTTCTTATCGTCGTCTGTGGGCCGTTGACAGGAGACTAAAAACAGGTTATAATAACAAGGTGCTCAAGACGAGAGCACAACTCATGACTCAGTAGCTCAGTGGATAGAGCAACTGCCTTCTAAGCAGTCGGTCGTTGGTTCGACCCCATACCTGAGTCGCCTTGCGGAGTTAGTTCAGTGGTAGAACGCTATCCTTCCAAGTTAGATGT